AATGGGAAAAAATGTGTTAAGAAAAAAAATAAAATTATCAATCATGAATAAATTCTCAATAAAGTAATGGAATTAATTTTTTTTATAAATAATTTTTTATTTTTAATTAAAGTTTTGGGTCCTTCCTTATATAAATGGAGTGGGTCGATTCGATGCCGACATTTATGCAGATTTCATAAAGATTTTCTCATCAATTCTATTCCTTTTCAATATTTTTTCTTAAATTCACTAATGATTTTCAATATTTATTTTTTTAGAAATGGAATTTGATAGAAAAAAAAAGATAATATATGTAAGTTTATTTGAACTTCACCAAATTACAGGATATACGAAAAGATGGTTAAATGATTTATCATCTAAATTTGGAATGCCTCGAATTAGTCGAGGTAAATATAATTTAATTGATGTATTTAGATGGATGTTAAATTATAAAGATCAGCAGATTGATAAGGCAAAGAAACCAAATGCATCTCTTGAAGAATCAAAGAGAAGGAAAGCACAATTACAAGCTGATATGCTCGAATTAAAATTAAAAGTTGCAAGGGGTGAATTGATTGATATTAATACAATTATGCAAGAATTTGATGATGTTCACTCTGCAATTCGTTCGATACTTCTTGGAATTCCAAAGCATGCAGCCAGAGAGTTAGGTAATAAAGAAATTGAATCATATTTAGATAACTTTATTCATAAAACATTAGATGAATTATCAACGATACCCAATAGAATTAATCGCTTTAAAGAGCTTCCGAGACCGATTGAAACAATCGATGGAGATATTCAAACCACCACCAAAGATGACGATAAGTCAGTGGGCGGATCAATATCGAATGCTAAGTCAGGAAGTTAGTGCCGAATCTGGATTATGGCAAACGTCCAAAGCTGAATATCAGCGAGAAATGATGGATGTTATAACCGAATCACAGATAGTTGAAGTTACTGTTATGAAATCAGTTCGTTCAGGTGGCACTCAATCAGTCATAGATAATGCAATTGCCTATTTTATTCATCAAGACCCAGGTCCAATGCTCGTAGTTCATCCCGGTAAAGAAGAAGCACGAATTTGGAGCAAAGATCATTTCGATACAATGGTCCGTGATACTAAAGTTCTTCATGGTTTAGTTTTTTCGGATAAAATTAAGGATAAAAAAAATGAAATACTTCATAAGATATTTCCGGGCGGAGTTTTATACATAATCGGTTCAAATTCAGCTTCTGGATTTTCGCAAAAAACAATCCAGCGTGTATTCCTCGATGATATTGATCGTTATGAACCAAGTGCAAGCAATGAAGGAGATCAAATCAAATT